CTTATGGTAACAAGCCTGACATTTCTAATAAAACAGCGATGAACATTATTAATGAGTTTGAAGAAATTACAGGAACGAAAGTAAATAGAAAGCAATGTTTCACATGTGGTAAGAATAACATCTTTGATAAAATATATCTTTATGCCAAAGCTAATAATATATGGTAATATGCTTTATCTTTGTAAAGAAAGATGCGAGGTGCAACTATTGAAAGGACAACTGAGTAATATTATAATATTTTTGAATTAATGCAAGACGAATACGAATCACAAAACTTTTGGAATGAAGACAGAAAAAATTAACATAAATAAAATTAAACTCAACCCAAACAATCCTCGTTTAATTAAAGACGATAAGTTTGCGAAGTTGGTACAGTCTATTAAAGACTTTCCCGAAATGTTAGAAATACGACCAATAGTTGTTAATGATGACATGATTATTTTGGGCGGTAATATGCGTTTTAAGGCGTGCAAGGAAGCTGGGTTAACTGAAATACCAATTATTAAGGCAAGTGGCTTATCAACGGAAAAACAACGTGAATTTCTTATTAAAGATAATGTAAGCGGTGGCGAATGGGATTGGCAATTATTAAATGATTGGGATGCTTTGGAATTGGAAAGTTGGGGAGTTGATATGGTTGGTTTTGATTTGGATAGCGATGAATTAGGAACTGATTTTAGTTTGCCCGATGGCGACAAAGCACCATTTCAACAAATGACTTTTACTTTAGCAGATGAGCAGGCAACACAAATTAAAAACGCAATAGCGGATATAAAACAAACAGATGAGTATAAGTACGCGGAAACTATGGGCAACGAAAATAGCAACGGCAACGCGCTTTATTTAATCATTATGCAATGGGCAGAGCAAAAGAAATAATTGTTAAAGTAATACCTTCAAAGATTGCAAATGAGTTTGTAAAAAAGCATCATTATAGTGGTAAGGTGGTACAAAATAGTTCTTTGCATTTTGGGGCGTTTTTAGACGATAAATTACATGGTGTTATGAGTTATGGCAGCCCATTGGATAAAAGTAAAATATTGGGTATTGTAGGAGGTACAGGATGGAATGAAATGTTAGAATTAAACCGTATGGCTTTTGATGATTACCTTCCCAAATATTCTGAAAGCCGTTGCATTGCGATTAGTGTTAAGCTAATAAAAAAAAATGCTCCGCAAATAAAATGGATTTTGTCTTTTTCGGATGGAACACAATGCGGAGACGGTACAATTTACAGAGCAAGTGGGTTTGTATTAACCAACATCGTAACTAATAAAAATACGTGCAAACTTCCAAATGGTGAGGTTATTCATAAAATGACATTAGAAAGCAGCCCAACATCTCCAAGAAAAGAATTGAATGGTAAATCGTACTATCAATTAACAAATGGTAAATATGATTTTACAAAATATGTTAATGAAGTAAACGGTATTATTCTAATTGGTTATCAATTACGATACGTTTTAATTATTGATAAAAATAGAAAATTGAACTGCACTATTTTACCATTTAGCAAAATAGATGAATTGGGTGCAGGAATGTATAAAGGCAAAAAAATAACCTTACAAGAGCGCAAGGTTATTACTGAGAGCGATGAGGTGGTTACAAACCCCGCCTTTAATCTGGTTGACTAATGTTCTATTTTAAACTACCATCGCACTGCAAATATAATAAATAAAATTAACAATGTCAGATAACATAGAATATATTTTACCATTTAGTTGGAAAAAAGGACAGAGCGGCAACCCAAACGGAAGACCTCGTAAATTCGTTTGTCAATTAAAAGACATGGGTTATAATAAACAGGATATAAACCAAACCATTGAAAATATGATGGCTATGACTTTAAATGAATTAGCTGATATATTCAAAGATGAACACGCTACTATATTGGAACGTACAATTGCAAATGCTATGCGTAAATCTTTAGAGAAAGGCACGTTGTATAGTTTAGAAACTTTAATCAGCAGAGTGCATGGTGTACCTACTCAAACGGTTAATCAAACAATAAGCGAGAAGCCTATATTTAATGGTATAGATATTAATGTTACAAAGGACAACAGCTCAGGCGAAAATATCTAAACTTCGCAAACGTGTAAGAATAGTAAGGGGTGGAACGTCTGCAAGTAAGACGTTTACTATTATTCCTTTCCTTATTGATTATGCTGTTAAAAATCCAAGAGCCGAAATATCAATAGTTGCTGAAACTATACCACATTTAAAACGTGGAGCATTGCGTGACTTCCTTAAAATAATGGAAATGATAGGAATGTATCAGCCTGACAATTTCAACAAGTCATCTTTAGTTTATACGTTTAGCAATGGTGCTTATATTGAGTTCTTTAGTGCAGATAGTGAAAGTAAATTAAGGGGTGCGAGACGTGACGTGCTATTCGTGAATGAGTGCAATAATATAACTTGGGAGGCTTACTATCAATTAGCCATTAGAACACGTCGCTTTATTTATTTAGACTACAATCCAGTCGCTCAATTTTGGGTAGATACCGAATTAATCAATGATGCTGATACTGATTTCATTGTGCTAACTTACAAGGATAATGAAGCCTTGGATTTATCAATAGTAAAAGAAATAGAGAAAGCAAAGGAGAAAGCAGAAACATCGAGCTATTGGGCGAATTGGTGGAACGTGTACGGTTTAGGTAATATAGGTAGTTTACAAGGAACAATATTTGATTTTGAGCAATGCGATGAAGTGCCTATAAATGCTGAGTTAATAGCTTATGGAATGGACTGGGGATTTTCTATTGATCCGACAACATTAATCGAAGTGTACAGATATAATGGCGAACTATTTATTAATGAATTGATTTATCAAACAGGGTTAACCAACGCTGATATTATTGTTAGAATGAATGATTTGAACATAAATAAATATGTTGATATAATAGCTGATAGCGCAGAGCCTAAAAGTATTGAGGATATAAATAGGGGTGGGTATCGTAATATTTTACCAGCAAATAAAGGAGCCGATAGTATTAGAAATTCAATTGATACTTTACAACAGTTTAAAATTAACATAACTAAAAATAGCGTTAATGTTATTAAAGAATTTAGGAATTACAGGTGGGCAACCGATAAGGATGGCAACTATACAGGAAAGCCAATAGATACTTATAATCACTCAATTGATGCGATTAGATATGTCGCATTAAATAGATTAAATAAGAACTCCGCTATATCATTGGAATAAACAAATAATACTTAATAAAGATGAAATTTGAAGATTTAACCATAAAGCAATACATTCAATTATTAGAAGTGAACAACTCTGACATATCTGAGATTGAAAAGAAAATTAAGAAATTAGCTATTGTTTTGGATAAACCAGAAAGTGAAGTTGAGAATTTACCCTTAACTGCTTTTGACAAAATTAAGTTTTTAGATAATATCCCAAATCAAATTAAATTTAGGGATAAAACAAGGATAGGATTGAAATTCTATAAGGCTTGTACGGATCTAAACGAAATAGGTGTTAATCAATTAGTTGATTTTTATTCTTTGCACAAAAACAACGCTCCGATAAATGAACTGTTAGCGGTTATTTATAAGCCTTACAACCCCGATAAACACAAAGAAATATCAAAGGCTTTTTTAGATAAAAAGGTTGGTGAAGTATTAGGTACTGTTTTTTTTTTCAGAAACTATTATTTGAGATGCGAGAAACTTATTCAGGAATATTTGGAGAATCATTTGAAACAGATACAAGCGTTTCAAACGGAGATACAGACCGACAAAGAGTTTCAGGATTTCTTGAACACTGGGGGTGGGAATACAACATTGACCAATGTGCACAAAACGAGAGGATAACTTGGGATGACGTTTATATGTGGAATGTAACAAGGTTTCTTAATAAAATTAGTTATTTAAAAGATAAGGGAAAATTTGAAATAGCATTAAATGGCAATCGATAAGAAAGTAGATGAAATATTAATCGAGTTTGGAATAAAGCTTGAACAAGATTTACAAGATAGTTTAGCCAGTAAAATGGGCGGAGCTTATAATGCAAGGCTTTCATCTAAGATTAAATCACTACCTATTAAACACATGGGTGACTTAACGCAGTATATCTTACAGATGCCATTATATGGTAAAGCCTTAGATGGAGGTAGAAGTAAAACAAAAGAGGACGGTGACGGCTCAGTAAGAAAAGGAATAGAAGATTGGATTAAACGTAGAGCTTTAGTTGGTAAGTTTCAAAATGATAATTTACAACAAAGACTATCTAAACAGGCTCAGAATAAAACTAATCGTCCTAAAAAGCCTTTAAAAAAATTAGCTTTTGAAAAAGCTTTAAAACAATTAACTTATTTAATAACTCGTAAAATACATAAGAAAGGTTATGAGGGTAACCAATTTTTCAGCGAAGTAATTAACGATGGACGTTTAGAACAACTTGAGAAAGACTTAATAGAAGCCACACAAACAGAAATATTAATTGAAATTAAGAGATAATGGCACTAACAATAACGCAATACCCACTAAGTAAAACACCTGCCTACAATGACCAATGGTTCATTGGTTCATCTAATCAAACGGCTATAAGTGATTTTTATTACAAAATAGATTTCATTTGTAATTCTGTTACATTAACCGAAAAAGTTTTACCTGACCCAAACGGAAGGTTTGTTTACAATGCTAAGGAGAAAGCAAAAAACTTTATTGAACATTACTTTAATCCAAACGATACGGGACTGGTTGAAGCTGTTAATAAGGCGGTGAGTATCACATTAACAGTTACCGAGTATTACTCGAGTAGTTTACATACACCTTCAACATTTACTTATGTAGCCTTTGACGGTTGTTTAAATGAAGAGGACTTCGCTAATTATTTACCAAATACTTTTTGTAATACCAATATTTTAGGACTACCTAAACAGCTTAATCCTGCTGATAGCATAGTCACACCAACAACGGACATTTGGGTTCATTGGTTTCCGAAAACACCAACAGGGACTGGGACTTATTACGTGGACGTGTCAATTAATGGTAGTCTTTATGATACTATCACAATGGCATCCTATAATGAGAATAAAATCTATGCGTTAAATATAGGTTATCAAACATTATTAAATTTAGGTCATACATTAGTAGTTGGTGACGTTATTACATGG